GACCCTTTCGAATCTGAACGGATTGTTAATTCCTCGTGAATTCCATTCAGGTTCGGGCGGTGGCCCAACCGGCCCAACCCCTCGCGCGACAGGTTGGGACACACGATCCCTTGCCCCCCAACGTCTGTCCCAACCGGCCTAACCTGCCTAACCTGTTTACGTATATGTGTAGTGGTAAAGGCTGTGGCTGTAGTGTGTACGCATGCGAGAAAGGTTGGGACGGTTGGGACAGCCGTTGGCCCCCAACGTCTAAGAGGTTGGGCCGGGGGTTGGGCCAAGGTTGGGACGGTTGGGCCATTCATGGCGGACCTCCCCTGTCATCAGGCTCATCATCGGGCCTGTACCACAGGTGCATCCGTTGTCCGCCAACGCGCGTGCGAAACTTCGGCCAGCCGAAGCGGGTCATCACAGCAGCTACCCGCATCTGCATCTGGCGATCCTGCCGACCAAGGTCTACGTGCAGTGCGTACAGGAGGATATCAGCCGTACTGACCTCGAGCACTTGGCCGCGCTCCATCGGGTCTTCACCCTTCTCGCACTTGATACGCCAGGCGTAGTGATCCCGAGGACCGCCGCACAGCCAGCGTGCCACCGGCTCTTCCCATGCGTCAGCAGCATACCTGTCCTCCTGCTGCTCATCTGAGCCTTCGGGCAGGTCCCACCAGGACTCATGCCGTCGGTAACGCGTCACCGCCTCTGCCCATAGCTGATCGCGGTGCACGCGGATCTCTTCCACGTTAACGACGCCGACGCGCACAGGCAGGAAGCGCCTTGCGCCGGTGGCATCACGAAGCGGCTGATCCTCGTTGGTCGTGCCCACGAACACGCACTGGCGCGCGAACGTGCGCGAATAGCGGCCATAGCTCGGCCTGTACGTATCTGATGTGGCCGACAGCGTCTGCTTCACCTTGTTGGCTTCGGACTTCGTGAAAGACACCAGCTCGCCAATCTCAACGCCCCATTTGCCCTGAAGGTCCTGATAGAAATCCTTCTCGGTGGGACTGCGTTGCGCATCCATATACCAGCGGTCGCCACCGAAGAGCATCTGCGTGACGCGTGTTTTGCCAGCGCCCTGCTTGCCTTCGAGCACAAGCATGGTGTCGACCTTGCAGCCTGGCTGCAGGATGCGCGCTACCGCACTGATCATGAAGATGAGACCGACGCCGCGCGTATAGGGTGTGTCCTCGGTACCGAAATAGGCCGGGAAGAGCGTGGGTATGCGTTCGACACCGTCCCAGGACAACCCGTCGAGATACTCGCGCACAGGGTGGTGGCGGTTGATATTGGCAGTCGCCTCGACGGCCTCCATCACCATGCTGGACTTGGCGCTCAACTGATAGGTTTCAGGCTGACCGATCCATGCGGCCAGCTGTGTCGCGCCGGTTTCCAGCCATTCGCCGGCCTTGCCACCGCGCCAGGGCGGCGCACGCGTAATGGTCACCTGGTTGGCGAACTCATCGAGCGCAAACAGCCCGGTGAGGTCGTCGTCATGCTCAAGGATCAGCATCAGGTTGTGCAGTGTCGCTTTGCAATCACCCTCACGCGATCGCAGCAATCGCTGTCGCCAATCACCACCCGCACGGTCACCGCCGCCCGAGCCACCGCTGCCCATGCGACCGCCGCCGTTTCCGCCGCCCTTCCCTCGCCTGTCGCCGAGTCGGACTACAACCTTTGCGGGATCGTTCATACGGCGATGCTCTCCGTTTTCTCGATCTCGATCGGACAAACGCGCGACTTCGCCCATGCCGCGATCTGCCTCGGTGTCCATCTGTCACGGACCGCATCAGCGATATCCCAGCCCTTCGGCATTCCGGTCGGGTCCACCATCCGCAGGCTCGCGCAACCGGCGCGGAACGCATGCTGCGCCACGCCTTCATGGAGCGCGCCGCTGCGATCTTCGTAACCCAGCATGGCTTGCACGCCCGGCTCGTCGGCGTCGCGCCACAGCACGACATCACGTCCGGATAGTGCTGACCAGTCAGCGTGTCGAATACCATGGCTGCCGCCAGGCCATGTGATCACGACGTACTGAGGCAGCACCTCGGCGGCGACGTACTTGCACTTCTCGCCCTCGACGACCAACACCGGCGCATTCGGCCGGGCGGCAAGCTCGTCGAGCCCGCACAACGGCCGCGGGCCGGGAAACGGTTGGAGGCACCACTGCGCCTCGCCATTGGGGCCAATGCACCACGTCACTGTCGGCGTGATCTTCTCGTCCTTGATGGACGTCCGAAGCACGTAGCCCATGATCGCGCCCTCCGCCGACCTGTAGGCATCCACACGCTCGGGCACCAGGCGTTCCCACCATCGTGACTTTTTGATATTCCAGACGCGCCCCGGGACACCGACAAGCCAAGGCGGCGCGACATCATGCGGTACCGGATAAATCGGCACCCACACATCACCCACAGGGCGATCAAGCCGACGCGGTGCGGTGAACGTCGCACGCTTCGCATCGGCGCCCGAATCGTGGCCGCCCAGCTTGTGGCACGCCTCGATAAACGTGTACTCGTTTCGCAGCATGAGGAAGCTGATGGCGTTCCCGTTCCAGCCACAGCCAAAGCAGTGAGCGAAGCCCTTCACTGGAGTGACGTAGAACGACGGCGACGACTCGTCATGAAAGGGACATAGACCGACCCATTCGGAGCCAGCCTTGCGTAGGACGACGCCGTTGCGCTCGATAACGTCGACCAGGTCGATACGGTCAAGGAGAGACGCCACGTTGATCATGCCGCAACGCCCTCATACTGAAGGTCGCCGCGAACATCGGCGAAGGTACATCCGCGGGCATACGTCCCCATGAGAGCTCGCGGTGAAGCGGACTCGAGCATGGCATCTTCGCGGCCATCCCGAGTCACCACGGCGACGGTGCCGTCCGGCCAGCGGTAGGCACGAACACCGAGTCCCAGGCTTGCGCGCTCGAGGATGTAATCGGTCACAACGACGATGTCGCGGCCTGGGCGAAATACTCGCGCTCCACGGCCGATGCCGGCTGGGACAGGGCTCACCCACTTCTTGTTGCTCACGGAACTACCTTCAATTCGAGGCGACCCTGTAGGTCACCGGGTGGCGTCTTTAGCACCGAGGCGTGCTCCGCCTTTTGCTCTGGGATGTGTCCGTGCTGCTGGAAATAGGCGATCGCCGACTTCGCCCGCTCCATGGCGGCACGCTCACGTTCATTTATCGGCCGGTACGCCCGGCGGTGCTGACTTGCCATGGTTTCGCCCCCCGTTCGAGCAAACGCTGGTGATGGAGGCAGAGCTGCGCGCCCATGCCCCGTCGAATATCACTGATGACTTCGTCGCAGTCGGGCCGCGTGCATTCGCGTGGGCCGGGAGCACGCACCGGTCGTCCGGCGAGCGCTTGTTCAATCTCTTCCATTTGTCGCGCCTGCGCGCGGTCGATGGGGTCCACGTCACTTCCTCTCGCCAGGAGAGCCGGGGAGCGCTGCGGTCAGCTGCGCCTGAATGCTCGCCATCGCCGCCTGCAACTCCGCGAGCTCGGCCAGGGCGGGCTTCAAATAAGGCTGATCGCGTTCGTCGATAACACCATCGGCAACAATCGGGGCCATACGGCCAAGGAAATCACTGAACGCGTGCGTGGCATCCGAAAGGCTTTCCAAAGCCTCGCGCGGGCTACGCGCTTTCGCGGCAAGCAGACCATGCCGACCGGAAAGGAGACTCAATGCCTCGTCCCGGAACGGTGGCTGCAATGCGGCAACCCAGGCTTCCTCAAGATCGCAGGGGAAGGTTTTCACTTCGCCCTTGATATACCGGTCCACCGTCTGGCGATTTGCCTTCTGCGCGGCGCTGATCTGGTTGATATCGCCCAGTAGCGGCTTAAGCGGCACCCGGCGATGCTCTTCCGCTGTGTTCTCCAGGTAATGATCAGCGACGCGGTCGGCGAAGCCCACGACCCCATCGCGGGTGTCTCGGACGGCGCGCGCCGTCAGCTCCATGAGGGCGGCTGAGCGGGATGGCTGAGGATTGGACTTCATGCGGGGAATCTCGTGGGCTGCAACACTGCGGCTATGGACATCAGGGACAACAAAAACAAAACCTGCGGATCATCACGGAGCGGCGCTGTGCGAGTCACACGTCCAGCCGCACGTCTGGAAAATCTGCGTCAAGCCGCCTGTTCATCAGCAGGCGGGAAAGCAACCGGGTCGAGCGCGTCACACGAAACGGTGCCGCCCGTTGCCCTCGAAACCCGTACCACCCAGCCAGGGGGCACACCGCGCTTCCGCCAATTGCTGACGACATTCGGGCGCACGCCCAACCGCCGCGCCATCTTCGAGACGCCGCCGACATGCTGAATTGCGAAATCAAGCGCAGTAGAGGTCATGGGCGGAGTATCACGATACGTGATGTTCCAGTCAACAGATTTCGTGTCAATGACGTTGGGGGCGCTGGTGGCGCGGTTATCACAGAACGTGAACTATTCGTCCCCATGGATAAGAAGACACTCGGCACGCACATAGCCGGCCTCCGAAAAGCCGCTGGCCTCACGCAGGACAAGCTTGCCGTGAAGATGGGCTATCAAAGCACTAGCCGTCTCGGCAATTACGAAGCGGGTGTGAACTGGCTGCCGGCGGCAGAGATTCGCGATATGGCGGTAGCACTGGGCTCAACGCCGAACGAAATCCTCATGTGGGAGACGCCTGGCATTCAGTCGCGCGTGCAGCCCGACCTTCCAGGGCACGTAGCGCTCGGGCGCCTGACCGCCTTCTCCACTGAGCCGGACATGCAGGAGGTCTTTCTGCCGGAATTCTTGGTGAGGCAGCGCGTCCCGCACGGTACCGATCTCGGAGTGGTCAAATGGCTTGTGAACCCGTCGGATGCCCTCGCACCGAAGATAGCGAAGGGCGCCCTGATCCTCGTCGACAGTAGCCAGGCAGCGCTTGAGGACATTCTCGACGGCGAGGTCTACGTTGTTAGATTCTGGGGCGGCCGCCCGGACGTCCGCAGAATATTCAAGATCGGCAATAACGAATTCCGCCTCACTGGCGATTCGGAAACCGCGCGCAGGCTCGATCTGACGGGCGACGACTACAAAGAACTTGCCATCGGTGGCCGAGTGATAGACGCAATCTAATGCGAATGGTACGGTCCGACTGGGGAATCACAGCTAAGACCAATCAATGACATACCATGCAACGGATGCTTGGGGCGCTATTCGCCAGCTCGCAGGAAAAAATGCTCGAGTCGCTAGCCATGTTGTAACCGCCACCGCATACATGGTGGCCTACCTGATCTTGCGTCAGGCATCGAACGATCAATGGTACCTCCCTGCCGGCCTGCGGTTTGCGTGCCTACTTATGACGCCCTACCGTCGCTGGCCAGCACTCTACGCCGGCGACATAGCGGCTACAGCGCTGTTCCGCTACCCGATGCTCGCTCAGTATGGTTGGCTGTACTACCTGGGGAGCGCGCTCCCTGTGTGGCCGGTCGTGGCGGCAATTGTGAGGCAACTCCGCGAGCACACAGCAGCTCCGCTGATTAGAAGGTCGGCCGACGCTTTTGCCATCGTCATTGCAGGCGTGCTCTCCGCCGAACTGGCTAGCCTGATCAACAAGGCCTCTTCGGCGTTCCTAAAAGCGGGTGGAGGCACCATGAAATATGGCGACCTCATCGTTTACTCGCTTGGTCATGTGCAAGGGATATTGCTGGCAACGTTTGTGGCTCTACTCGCCTCCGGCCGGGTGCGCGAACACACGAAGAAGGCTGCATTTCTGATCGATGCGGCCTGTTCCGCACTCATATGCCTGGGTATCGCGAGCGCGACGGCGTTAAACGCAACCGCCGACCCTTCTGCACTAATGCTTGCCCGCTTACTCCTGCTCGCCCCCGCTGTCACATTGGCCGTTCGGCACGGATGGCGAGGCGCGGCCTTCGGTTCAATTGCTTCGAATGTCGCTTTATTCATTACGATCCCGCATCAGGAAGCTGGCTACAGTGATGCAACGGGCTTGCTGATGCAGGAAGCATTTTCCTTTCTCTCTTGCGCACTCCTTGTGCTCGGAGCTCGCGATTCTGAACGCCGCCTACAGGCATGTGACTCTGTGACCGCTGCTCGAGACGCCCGAAAACAAGCCAAAGCTAATTTTGACTCCATGGAGTCGCAGATGCGTACAAAGGCGCTGCACGCGGAGGAGATGCAGGAGCAATCGCGCGGCAGTATCGCACCGGTAATAGCCTGGCTCCGAAAGAGCGGAAATTCGGAAGCCGCGATGCGCGTTATAGGCATGGCGCACATGCAGTCCTCGCAATTCCGCAGCATCGTTGTAGACGGCATTTACCCTCTCACGCTTGAGCGGTCGGGCCTCTTTGCAGCCCTGCACTCGGAAGCGTTTCGAGCCCAGTTTGACCGCGTTGCATGCGAGCTTGATCTCACCGGCCCTCACCGGCACCTTTCCCTTTCGACGCAGCTGGCCGCATACCGTGTCATCGGCGAAGGAATGGAGTACTTGGCAACCTTCCGGCCCGAGAGGATCACGCTGCGCGTACGTTGCTCCACATACCAGAACCGCGGACACATCAGCATCGCACTTGCCGCGTACCGGCCAGGGATCACCTCGCGTGCCGCGATCGACACGGCGCGCCTGGCCCAGCTACGCACTCGGGTCGGTGCATACGACGGCTCGTTTCACAGCCGACCGTTGAGGCTGCGCACCATCCTCCTCGACGATGTAAATGCGGCGCCGGATGCAATATCTGCGACCTCATCGGGCAGCAACGACCACTGCCGGAACGTCACTGCCGAGTAGAGAAGAGGCCCCGATGGAGGCCTCTTCCGCCTTCAGTCAGCGACGCTACTTTACATACAACTGCCACGTGGTCGAACCGTTCTCACCTACGGCAAAGCCAACCACCGTGCTGGCATCCTCGTATACGACATCGCTCACAGGCGCCGCTACGGCTACCTGGTGAACGGCATCGCTGCCAACAGGTAGTGCCAGAACACCGCCATTGATTACGGCGAACGCAGCGCGCGGCGCGCCTGCGAGGTCCGTAACCTCGATGTAAGTGTGCGCATCCCGACTGAACAGAAACACCTGGTAGTCCGGGGAGCGGCTGTAATTCACCGCCGATGGGCTCGACTTCCCGAGATCCGTCAACGCCAGCGTTGTGGCATGGGGCTTACCGTTATCCCCGGAAGCACAGCATGGCTGCACCTGTTCGGCCGATGCCGAAGAAACCAGAGCGCCGATCGCCAGGGACATCCCTGTGATCATTCGAATGACTTTGGTCATGTAAATCCTCTCCTTAGCGTTTTGTGAACGAACGATAAACGCCAGTCCCGGACAGGCTCACATCTTGTGGTTTCTTTTTATCACGTTTCGTGATTAACTTTGCCACGCATCCTGAGGAACTGGCGATGCGCCCCTGAGCGCGGGACAAGTCTGCCATGCCCCGGTGCTGACGCAAATTTCACAAATAGACGCTGGGGAACCGGTCGTCACTGCCGATCACATAGGAGCTCGTGCCCATGCTCGAACGTGAAATCCCCCATTTCGTTGGACGCTTCCGGCGTTGCCGCTGCGGTAAGCAACCGCGGCACGTGCGCTCGACCGGACGCAGCAGCCGCGAGCCGATCATCAGCCTGGCTGAAGCCCGCTCCCTTCAGGGCACGACCCGCCACCGGCTTGAGTGCTCGTGCGGTGCCGTCACGGCCCGCCACAACACGCTCGAGGTCGCTGAAGCACAGTGGGGCAGCGACTATGCACAGCTTTCCCTTCCCTCCCCTCGCGTGCGCCGCCGGAAGGCAGGCTGATGGACTTCAAATATCTCGAAGTCAGTCACCAGCGCATCGATGTGCAGGGCGTGGAAGTGCATGTCCACACCAGCTCGGTTCCTCCGAGCGCGCAGGAAAACCTCGACAGGTTTGCAAACGCAGTCGTCATCGGCTTTGGCCCGGTTTTCATGGGCCTGACAGCGGCCGAGGCGATCGAACTTGGCGATGCCCTGATCAGGGCGGCACATCACTATCGGTCGCACGCGATTGCGCACTTTGACGAGCCAGAAGCATGCACCGTGGAAGCCACGGCATGAACACCACGCGCATTGTCGCTGCTCTATGCGCTGTGTGCGTGCTCGGCCGAATCGCGGGCCTTGTATGAAGACGCCGATCTCACAGCCGCGCCTCCTCGGCATCGTCGAGTTCCCGCTCGTCGACATGCTCGTGCGCCCAAGCCGCTACGGCGAAATCGTCGATCTGATGGCCGTCCTTCGTACGGATGCCGACCTGGCTCGCAATCGCGTGACGTATCTGGTTTGGAACCCTTCGTTCAAGGAAGTTCCCGAGGGCGTTACGACACCCATTTACGACGTGACCGTTTGGAACGGACGCCTTTTCTTCGCTCCACGCGAAGACGAGCGCATTCCGATCACCCACTTCCCAACCGCCGCCGCGTCGATCTAACGCGGCTCTGGTCAGCGTCCTGCGACGGACCCCCTGCCGCCCCTCGAGTATCCCTGGCTCGACTTCGCAGGGCGCTGACCAGACACCTTCTACCGGAGTAGTGCCATGACACCAGCATCGTCGGCTCCAAGTCTCCAGGCATGGTTCGAACGCTACGGCGTGTACGCGGGCCTGTTCGTCGGCATCACCGTGCTTGCCTTCGCCGCTGACCTGGTGTCGCCGGCATGACCCGCTCCCTTCGCTGGTGGCTGTCTGCGCCGATGTCCGGCCGCCGCGCTACCGCTTTCGTTCTCGGCGCATGGCTTGCCGTCGCCGTCCTCGTCTCGATGCCCGCCATCGGGGCCCATTGACCCACAGAGAGATTCATCCATGAGCAAACTCGTTCTCGGCAACCGACTGCGCGACAAGATCAGCGGCTTCAGCGGCATCGCTGTTTCCCGTACGGAATACCTCGACGGCAGCTGGTCCTACGGCCTTCAGGGCCCGTCCAAGGACGGCGAAAAGCCGGTCCTCGAATACATCAACGAACCCCAGCTTGAGTTCGTGGACTCGGGCGTCGAGCTCGCGAGCGAAGGCTGATAGCTCCCCGCCCCGTGGAGGAGCACGGGGCACAGGTAAGCCGCCTGCCGAGGCCAACTGAAAAATGAGACGAACCCCGCTAAGTCATAGACGGCCAAGGGTTCGCAGGCACCCAGTAGGCAGACGGCTTTCTTGTACCGCTTCACCAGGAGACGTTCATGGCAAAGAAAAGCATCGTTGTTTATGGGCCGCCGATGTGCGGAAAGACGCGGAACTCGGAAAAGCTCCGTGCGCATTTCGGGCTCGACCGCGTCGTCGACGACTGGAACGGCAAGCGCTTCGAAGACGAGGGCGTGCTGTACCTGACCAACCTCAATGCCACCGACATTGAGGTCCACCTGCGGCACCGCCGCGCATTCCCCCACAGCACCGCCCTGCTGGGCTAACGGAGCAACGCCGCAATGAAAGAGAAGAACGCAACGACGCTCATCGACGACCTTGACGCTGGCATCTTTGCCCAGCGTCTGGACATGGCATTTCGCGAGGTCGCGTCCGGCGTAACGAACGAGCGCCGCACGGGCGAGATCGTAATCCGGCTGAAGATCAAGCCGATCAACGACAGCAGCCAGGTCAACTGCCAGCACTCGATCAAGTACACGAAGCCCACGGCAAAGGGCTCCGTCGTCGAAGACGCGACCACCAGCACCCTGCTGCACGTCGGCAAGGGTGGCCGCATGTCGCTTTATCCCGAGACCCAGCTCGACCTGCTGAACCTCGTTCGCAACGGCGACGCGTCGATCACGCAGGACTGATTTCCCCCTCACCTCGTAGCCCAAGGAAAGCAATATGGATCGCTCCGCAATTGATGCCATTGTTGAACTCGCTCTTCGCGCCGATGGCACTCGCTCCCTCGACACCTTGACCCCCACCGTCATACTGCACACCAACGAAGGCGAGAGGATCGTCTCGCTGGAGCCGTACGGAGCCGGTCGCACCCGTTTCCGTGGTACATACGCCACGGGCAGCCTGCCGTCGTTCATCGCCCAGGTACTCGCCAACGTCGATGGCCGTGGCAAGGTCGATGGGTTCATCGAGCCCGAGAAGATGCAGGCCGTGGTGTTTTTCAACCTGGGCACGGCCGTATCGCCGGGCCATGGCGATCACCGGTCAACGTTGACGCTGAAAAAGACGGCCGCCTTTGCATCGCTGCTGACCGCCGTATCGCGGCCTCACACCCAGCGCAGCCTGGCTGAGTGGATCGAGGACTGGCGCGAGTTTCTGACGCCGGTCACAGACGGGCAGCCCAACGGCGACACGATCGCAAAGGTCATCGCTGCCGTGCGCGATATCACCGTCAAGACGGCGCGTGAAGTGACGAATGTCGAACGCGACCTGGGCACCACGACCAGCGCCATGGCAAGCATCGACGCGCAGAGCAAACACGTCCTTCCCGAAGGTTTTCTCTTCGAAACCGAGCCGTACGCAGGTCTGCCCAAGCGCACATTCACCCTTCGGCTGGGCTCGCAGTCCAGCGACGACAAGATCGTGCTCACGCTTCGCATTCAGCAGGCCGAGAGCATCGACGAGAAGATCGCCCAGGACTTCGAAAAGGTTCTCCGCGACGGACTCGGCGACACGGCAAACCTGTCCCTCGGCACCTTCTCCGTTTAACCCACGACACGCCGCCGGCGCATGCCGTCGGCAGGAGATTCTGATGAGCATCCGTCCCTGCGGTCACATCGCTGCGAACCTCGAGGTCCTGTCCGTGGGCATGCATGCGCGATTGAAGCGCGCAGGTGAACGCGAGGTGCTCGTCAGCTGGATAACCGACGACGGCTGCGTGTTCATGGCCAATGCCTCTGCCCGCGACGCCCGCGCGGTCCAAACCCATGCACCTGACCAGGTGTTCCAGCGGTACCGCAAAATCCCCGGCTTCGGCCGCCCCGAAATTCTTGATGACTTGGCTGAAGCGCGCCAGGCGTTCGCACGCCGTTCGCTGCAGGCGGCCGAGGGAGAGCCAATCCATGGTTAACGACCTCCGCTCTGACTTTGAACAACCTGTGCTCAGCGCTTCCGAACTTCGCGAGGCGCAGGGTTTTCCGGCTTATTACCAAGCACCGGCGTGCTTCGGCCACACTCAGCCTATCCCGCTGGAGGCCACATTCGACGGCACGAACTGGGTCGTCGATGTCGCACGTGCCGAGGCTACCTTCAATGGCTGACGGCGGCTCGCAATCTGGCTTCAACTTCCCGGCGGCCAAAATTTCCCTGCTCCGTCCGGGCGAGATCGTAGTGGACTTCTTCGCAGGTGGCGGTGGCGCCAGTGAGGCCCTGAAACAGGCCCTTGGCCGCGATCCGGACGTGGCTGTAAACCACGACCCTGATGCGCTCGGCATGCACGCGGCGAATCACCCGTTCACCCGCCACCTGCCTGCCGACGTGTGGACGGTGGACATTCTCCGCGAGGTAGCTGGCCGGTCTGTCGGCTGGTTCCACGCCTCCCCGGACTGCACGCATTTCAGCCAAGCCAAGGGCGGCCAGCCGCGCAGCAAGGCGACGCGCTCCCTATCGTGGGTCGTGCTGAAGGTCGCAGGCACGCTGGCGAGCGCCGGCCTAGCGCCGCGAATCATCAGCCTGGAGAACGTCGAACAGATTCTGAAATGGGGGCCGCTGATCGCGAAGCGCGACAAAGCGACGGGCCGCGTCGTCACGCTTGAGAAGGTCCCCAAGCTCGACCCGCAGACCGGTGAAGTCGTTCGCTTTCGCGGCAAAGTCGTCATGGTCGAGCGAGTCGCAAATAAGGGAGAGCAGGTTTCCGTCTGGAACCAGGCGCTCGTTCCCGATAAGAGGTATGCGGGTCGGACGTGGGATCACTTCGTGGCCGCGTTCCGCGCGCTGGGCTACACCGTGGAGTGGCGGAAGCTGTCCGCCTGCGACTACGGCGCCGGCACGAGCCGCAAGCGCCTGTTCCTCGTCGCCCGCCGTGATGGCATGCCCATCGTGTGGCCGAAGCCGTCCCATGGTCCCGGTGCCGGGCTTAAGCCTTTCGTCACGGCCGCCGACTGCATCGACTTCACCGTGCCCTGCCCGTCGATCTTCCTGTCGAAGGAAGACGCGCGGAAGGTCCGCGTGAAGCGCCCCCTCGCCGACGCCACGCTGCGCCGCATTGCGCGGGGCGTGAAGCGATACGTGATCGATGCCGCCGAGCCGTTCATCGTCGGCGTGGGCGGACGCATGGGCCAGACGGCCGAGCGGTCCGTGAATGAGCCGGCCCCAACGACGACGTCGAAGGCCGACGCCTGCCTGGCCGTTCCGACGCTCGCACCCTTCGTTGCCCAGCATGCTCAGTCATCTGTCGACACGAATAAGCCCGTGACGACACCGCTCAACACGATGTGCGCCGAGGTGAAGGGCGGGCACTTCGCGGTATGCGCCCCCACGCTGGTGCAGACCGGCTACGGTGAACGCGAGGGGCAGGCGCCGCGCGCTCTCGACATCGAGGCCCCCCTCGGCGTGGCCCCGGCCGGGGGCGTCAAGCACGCCGTGGCAACGGCCCACCTCACCGCTTTCGGGCAGAATGCCAAGGGGTCCGGTGTCGATGAGCCCATGCAGACAGCGCTGGCCGGAGCGACCCGCTACGGCGTGGTGTCCGCCTTCCTCGAGCAGGCTAACGGCGGCTTCTATGATGGCGACGGCAACGCAGCCGATGCGCCCATGTCAGCCATCACCGGCACCGGGAGCCAGCAGCGCCTCGCGGCGGTAAACCTCGCGAAGCTTCGTGGCACCAGTTCGGCCGCTGACGCTCAGGATCCGCTTGCCACCGTCAGCGCCGGCGGCGAACACCATGCCGTCGTCGAATGCACGCTCAGTCCGGAGCACGAGGAAGGCGCGCTGCGTGTTGCCGCGTTCCTGGTGAAATATTACGGCACGGCTCTCGGCGTCGATATCGCGGAGCCGTTGGACACTGTTACGACTCGCGATCGCCTGGCACTCGTCACGGTCTGGCTGAAGGGCAGCCCATACGTCATCGTCGATATCGGCCTGCGCATGCTCCGCCGTGAGGAACTGTTCCGCGCGCAGGGTTTCCCGGCCGGCTACATCATCGACCGCACGGCAGACGGCCGCCCGCTGAGCATCAGCAAGAGCGTGCACATGGTGGGAAACTCGGTCAGCCCGCCGCCCCTGAGGGCGATCGCCGAAGAGAATCTCGACCGCTTGCCGGAAGACCTGGCGGTGGCGGCATGACACCGACCCGCCCAATGGTTCGCTACCACGGTGGCAAGTGGAAGCTTGCCCCGTGGATCATCGGACATCTTCCGCCGCACCGTACCTATGTCGAGCCGTTCGGCGGCGGCGCCTCTGTGCTTCTCCGCAAGCCACGCAGTTACGCCGAAATCTATAACGACCTGGACGGCGAGATCGTCAACGTGTTCCGCGTGATGCGCGATCACGGCCCGGAGATACGCGAGGCTATTCGCCTGACGCCGTTCAGTCGGGAGGAATTCGCCGGCGCATATCTGCCGTCAGATGATCCCATCGAGCAGGCCCGGCGCACCATCCTTCGTAGCTTCCAAGGCTTCGGATCAGCCGCCGCTTGCGGCGAGCTGTCTGGCTTCCGCGCGAACAGCAACCGATCCGGTACCACGCCGGCGCACGACTGGGCGAATTACGCGGGCGCAACAGAAGCACTGGTCGAGCGCCTACGGGGCGTGGTGATCGAGCAGCGTGATGCCATGGCGGTCATGGTTCACCAGGACAGCAGCGAAACACTCCATTACGTCGACCCCCCATATGTGCATTCCACACGCTCGGTGAAGGTCAACCACGACCTCGCCCGCAAGTCCTACAAGCACGAACTGACCGACGAAATGCACGAAGCGCTGGCCAGCGGATTGCGTGGACTTCGGGGCATGGTCGTGTTGTCCGGCTATCCGTCGAGCCTTTACGAGAGTCTCTATCAGGGATGGCACCGTATCGACCGAAGCGCGCATGCCGATGGTGCGCGGGAGCGAGTCGAAAGCTTGTGGCTCAATGAGGCCGCATTCGACGGACAGCAGCAGAAGAGGTTGATCGCATGATCACCCCTCCTCACCACATAAAACACCCTTTGCGCAGTGAGGCTGAAAAGCACTCGCACACACAGAAACCGGATTCGGGAGTGATGATGGACAAGCCAATTCTATGCGTTTACCACGCGAACTGCGCCGACGGCTTTGGCGCTGCCTGGGCCGTGCGCAATGCCGTCGGCGTGGATAACTTCGAAGGCTTCGCTGCCACGCATGGCAACCCGCCGCCGGATGTAACCGGGCGCGATGTGATCATCGTCGATTTCAGCTACTCGTATGACGTGCTCAGCGACATGGGACGCAAAGCGCACCGCGTTCTCGTGCTGGACCATCACAAGTCTGCGCGGGACGAGCTGTCTCGATTCGCGCAGTTTCGCACCGACGCTCCCGACGACGGCACGTTCAATGCGCACTGGAAGGCCGCACTGGTCGATTCCACCATGCAGGGCGGCCCTAACGTCGCCACATGCTTCGACATGGACCGCAGCGGCGCCAGGCTGGCATGGGATCACTTCAACCCTGGCATCGAACCGCCCCGACTCCTGCAGCACATCGAGGATCGCGACCTTTGGCGGTTTGAGCTTCCCGGCACGCGCGAGGTACAGGCGGCGCTCTTCAGCTACCCGTATGACTTCGCGGTGTGGGACCTGCTGATGAACGACGCCGCGGTGGAGGCTCTCCGCCATGACGGTGCCGCGATCGAGCGCAAGCACCACAAGGATGTCGCGGAGCTTGTGAGCGTGACAAAGCGGCGGCTCGTAATCGGCGGTTACGACGTGCCGGTGGCGAATCTGCCCTACACGCTCACCAGCGATGCGGGCCACTTGATGTGCCAGGGAGAGCCCTTCGCCGCCTGTTACTGGGACACCGAAAAGGGCCGCACGTTCAGCTTGCGCAGCAGCGACGAGGGCGTGGACGTTGCCGAGGTTGCTACGCAATACGGCGGTGGTGGCCACCGCAATGCTTCGGGCTTCCGTGTGCCCTACGGGCATCCCCTAACGATTTCGCCAGCGGGCAAGGAGTCCTGAACATGGATACTCCCATCCAGACCATCCGCCTTTTCGACCCGGCCCGACTCCCGCCGCGAGACGACCGCGGCTTCACCGAGCACCCGGATCTCCCGCAGTTCTATGACAAGCCGTTCAACGCGGACGACGAGGGTTTCATCGACGCTAAGGCACTCGCGCGCGAGGGCTTCGAATGCACCACTGTCGAGTTCGAATACGACTCGACCGAAGAGCAGAGCAAGACGTGGTTCGAGGATGGCGACGACGACCTGAGTTCGTGGACGCCATCCGCTCCTCATGGCGAGGGATGGATGCTCGCCGGCATCTGGGATGCCGAGGATGGCCCGATTGCGTTCTACGTACGCGAAGTGGCACCCGCATGAAGCCGAACACCGAGCGACCCGAGGCCTGCGCCATCGGCGACAAGGTCCACGTCTTCGTCGGTGGCTACCACCAGGTGATGACCGTGGCCGCCGCCGAATCCCTTCACAACAAGATTTCCGAAGCCATCGCCCAAGCGAAAGCCTACTCCAGCGAGGGCCTGAAGTCATGACCAAGATCGTCGAAAGCGGACAGAACCGTCCGAATACGACCAACGTGGCCGATGCATCATCGAAATCGGACGACGTGCTCGCCTTCCGTATCAATGGTGGCCGAGCTCCGTACATGTGGGTCGACGGTGCGCCGCCAGCCGGTGTCGCGGACTGCCTGGCTGAAGGAGAGTGGATCCAGTGCGCGTATGCACGGCCCCACCCCTTGGTAGCGGCAGGCGTGACTGATGAGATAGTCGAGCAGGCTTGCCGCGCTTACTACAACTCGGGCGTTCCAGTGCATCCACCCGTTTTTGAAGGGATGCGCGCTGCGCTCCGCGCCGCCCTCGCCCACCCCCGCCCCACGGGTGACGTCCCGAGGTACACGCATCTTCCTGTTGATCTGTGGGAGGCCATCGCCAAAAACAGCGTTTGGCTCATGCGGAACGCGAGGGACGGCCACTACACGCTGGACCAGGCGATCGAGTACCAACTGGGTGCGATCGCAACAGGGCGCGATCCCGCCCCCACTGGTGAGCAGGCTGGGGAGGTGGTGCCGTACACCGCCGAGGTCGTGGCCGAAGTGGTGCGTGGCGATGACGGCCAGAACGAGCTGTCGTTCCTGGTCGAAGGCGCGGAAGCGGCGCTAGAGGTTGGCGAGGTGCTCTACACCATCGGCGGACTGCCGACGCCCGATGACGGCTCGATGGAACTCCACCTTGCCCAGCCGCGCCCTATGGGCGTGCCGGATGGGTGGAAGCTCGTGCCGCTCAAATCGACCGACGAGATGCATCGCGCATATACCCGCAAGAAATACGAGGATCGGGAAGGCAAACCGCCGCTTCTCATCCCTGAACTATGGGAAGCCCTGCTCGCCGCAGCGCCCGCTCCGGGCAAGGGTGGTGAGGCATGAGCCGGTCCGGATACAGCGACGATTGCGATGAGGGCATTGGCCTGTGGCGGGGCGCGGTGAAGCGCGCCATCGAAGGCAAGCGCGGTCAGGCGTTCCTCCGCGAGCTGGCCGAAGCCATGGACGCGATGCCGGAAAAGAAGCTGATCAAGGATGCCCTGGTCGCCGATGGCTGCTTCTGCACCCTCGGCGTCGTCGGCGCGGCGCGGGGCATCGACATGTCGAAGGTCGATTACGGGTGCGCCGAGGTCGTTGGCAGGGTCTTCGGCATCTCGCGGGCCATGGCAGCAGAGATCGAGTTCATGAACGACGAGTACGGGGAATACGCACTCCCCTACAACGAGCACGAGAGCGACGAGCAGCGCTGGCTCCGCATGCGCGCATGGGTTGATGAAAACCTCGCCGCCTCGCCCGGCGTGGAGGTGGACCGTGGCTGATACCAAATTCACCAGCCGATGCGCCAACACTAATCCGCCACCACAGCACTTGCGCCCCCCGACCCCGCCGAGCCCGCCCAAAGGCGGCACCGTGGTTCGCGACCCGCGCAAGACGCCGGCGCCTGGCGATGTTCTGACAAATGGCCGAAACATCTTCTACGTGACCGACGTGCGGGACGGGGAAGTGTTCTACACAGAAGATCACCCACCCGTGCCGGTGGAATCAGTTTCCCTGATCGAATGGGTAGCGAATGCAGAAGGCGATCAGGTGCTCACTACCGTGGAGGTGCGACGCTGATGAGCAAGCAACTGCAGAGCGGGACCACATTCCATATCGCCGTGAGTGTGGCCGGATCGTTGCGCCAGACAGACAGTGAGCTTGCCGGGCTTGTGACTCTCGACGACGGCACAGAGGCAACCGGACACCAAGCCCGGCAGTGGCTTCGCATACAGCAAATGAAGGGTCGAAAACTGCTTCCCGTGGGGGAGCCTTGCGAAGGCTGGAGCTATGAGACGGGATGCCCTGGGCACCGCACATCGATGGAGGCACCATGATCGGCATACCGAAAACCGGAGGCCTCGAGCACGCCGACCTCAGCGCGGTCATCTTCGAAGGGCTGAACGCGGCTACGCACGATGGCAAGCGCGCATCCTTGGCGATCGTGGATGAGGATGGCAACGTCATCGAAGCGGGCCCCGCAGTCGCGAAGGAGGCGTGGAACGTCATGATGGCGTGCTACAAAAATTTCCTTGCAGGCCAGGGGCACCTTCGGGTGCATTCGGGCCCACCTTCCGGACCGACCCCCTCCCACGAAAAAGCGGCTTGATGCCGCTTTTTTTTGCCACCCTTCACGTATATATATTAACTATCCTTCGGACAGCCGAGGGATACTATACCTATACGCGGTGCGCGAACTGCGACATTCATGGAAGGGCTAATCGGCATGTCTAAAAACGCGAAAGTATACAGCTATTTACGATTCAGCGATGCGCGCCAGTCGGCGGGCAGCAGCGCGGATCGGCAAGCGCAGTATGCCGTCAAGTGGGCCGCCGACCGTGGACTCGTGCTGGATCAGGCGCTGTCCATGCGTGACGAGGGGCTAAGCGCCTTCCACCAGCGGCACGTGAAGCAAGGCGCCCTGGGCGTGTTCCTCCGCGCGATCGATGATGGAAAGATTGCCGCCGGCTCGGTCCTGGTGGTGGAGGGGCTCGACCGCCTCAGCCGCGCCGAACCCATTCAGGCTCAGGCCCAGCTGGCTCAGATGATCAATGCCGGCATCACAGTGGTGACAGCCAGCGATAACCGGGAGTACAACCGGGAGAGCCTCAAGGCGAACCCGATGGACCTGGTCTACAACCTCCTCGTCATGATCCGGGCCCATGAGGAGAGCGACACGAAGAGCAAGCGCGTCCGCGCCTCCATTCGGCGCCTGTGCGAGGCGTGGGTCGCAGGCACCTATCGGGGGCCTGTTCAAAATGGGAAGGACCCCCAGTGGGTGGAGCGGGTCGCCGGCGAGATGCGACTCGTCGAATCGCGCGCCGAGGCTGTTCGGACCGCCGTGCGGCTCTTCAAGGATGGTCATGGTTCGCTGGCCATCGTCGACAGGCTCAATGCGGAAGGGCTGTCCGTCTCCGCGCGAGGGACGACCGGGTCGAACCTATACAAGCTGTTCCGGCTGCGTGCGCTTGTCGGAGTGAAGCTGATTGAGGTCGACGAGACTCCCTACACGCTAGAGGGCTACTACCCGCCCGTGCTTTCCCAGGCAGAGTTCGACGAGCTGCAGGTCGCGCTGAGCCAGCGCGGGAGGCGCAAGGGCAAGGGCGAAATACCGGGCATCATCACAGGCATGCGCCTCACCTATTGCGGCTACTGCGGGTCGGCCATGGTCGCGCAGAATCTCACCGGACGCCCCCGGGACGCCCATGGCAAGGTGACAGACGGTCACCGCCGCCTATCCTGCGCCGCGGACCAGACGAACCGGCGGTGCCCGGTCCGAGGAAGCACGAGCATCGCGCCTATCGAGCACGCCCTTCTGACGTACTGTGCCGATCAGATCAACCTGAACGCGCTCCTGGACGACAGCGCACAGGACGGCCCCGCGAAGCAGCGTCTGGCGGCTGCGAAGGCCACGGCGGCGGAGCGAGAGGCGCAATTGCAGCGCCTGACCACTGCTCTCCTCGAGGACGGCGGCGTCCTGCCGGCGACCCTGTTACGCAAAGCCCGCGAGTTGGAATCAGATCTCGAGGAGGCACGCGCGGTGATCGCAGCCGCCGAGGCTGAGCTCTCCACGCTGTCGCGTAAAGTCCCAGCCGCAGCGTCGTCATGGGCCGGATTGGTCGAGTCCGTGAAGGCGCAGGATTACGACGCCAGGTTGAAAGCTCGACAGCTGGTGGCGGACACTTTCGCGAAAATCATCGTGTATCGGGAAGGTATCGAGCTCGATGGCGCCACGGGCAGTATCCTCGACATGGTGATGATCCCTCATGGGGGCACTTCCCGCGTCCTGCGCATTGATAGGAAGACCGGTGCATGGATCGCGGCCGAGGACACCGACCCGACGCCCTGACACTCGTTACCGCCTCGCTTTCCGGCGTCGCTTTGGCGGCACGTAGGACGCATGGAAGGCGTCGAAGCGTGCCTTTTCTTCCGGGGTGGGCTCGGCATAGGGCATGCCGACGCCGGACGGGCCGCTGCCTGGCGCTGCCGATAGGCGCGCCAACGCCTCAAGGCGACCGCTGGCGAACCGTTCGACCCATGCCCTACCCTTCTCGACGCTGGAAACGGGCGTGCGGCCCTTGGGCTTGACCCACCAGACGACAAACCATTGCCCTTCCTCGCGTAGGACGGAAGCAAAGCAGCCACCCTGATTGGGCGAGCTTGCGTCGAATCGATTGGCGGTAGAGCTCCAGATGATCATGCGCGCATCGTAGCGACAGCGCGTCTCACGAACCCGGACAGCCTTCCCGGCCGGCTAACGTATTTCGCCAGCCGCCCGGTGCGCATCCATGCAGTTCGCAGTCGTCTCCGACTTGCGGTTCGCCCGCTCGTAGATGCCCATCATGGCAACCGCCCACAGCTTGGCCTCGTCGAAGCTATGGAACATGGGCGGCACCTTCTCCCGGGGCTCCCTTTCCCCGCACGAGATCGTCGGCGGCGGCGTCTGCACGGGCCGCGGAGGCGGCGAGTTCCTGCAGGACGGGATCATTGTCAGCGATAGTGCACACAGCAGGAGCCGGCGAATCATGAATAATCCTCGTGATGATCTGTGTACTGCGCTGCTGGGCGTCACCTGAGGCGACCACGGCCACGGCGCCGTCATGCCTCGCCGCCTCGGCACCCGCTGCCCCTTGGGCCGTCTTCGCGTCCTGAACCGCACGCGCTTTGGCATCGGCGGCGGCTTGCTCGCCGAGCAGGTCGTTACGGCCAGCTGTGTAGCGCTCGGCGCCGTAGTGATGCACGGCAAAGGCGCCCCCGACGGCCACGGCGATCGCCAGACAAGCACTCAGTAGGGCCCACCTTACGGTCGTCATGGCTTGCGCCCCGCCATATCGTCGATACGCCTGTTTGTGCACCGCTCGAGCAGATCCTCGTAACGATTGCGCTGCACGACTGCTTTATCGACCTCTCGCTGCGTCACCGATGCTTGGTCGACGGCAGCGGCCGCCGTTTTCACGACGTAGCCGCCACCCACCCCGGTCATGGCCAGCAGCGAGAGGACGTAACCAGGCGCGGCCTTGCCCAGGCGATCGGTTATGCGGCGGCCGGTGCGATCAGCTCGTACGTTCATTCGCCTCTCCATTGGACACCACGCCCGCCGCATTCGGCTGCTGCGCCGGCGTCGCGCTTGCCAGCAGCTCGGTCTTTCGGTCGCTGTCGCTCGACCTGCCAAAATAGAAACCCACCACCACGCCGAACGCCGCGCTGTTGCAGACACCGAGAATCGTCCCCAGGAGCGTGCTCTCGGCGATCTTGAAATCGGGGGTGGAAAGGATCTTCTCCACGGTCCTCGCGTCCATGTAGAAGGCGCAAAGGATGATCACGAGCCCAAGGAAATGAACAAAGGTGCCCCGCTTCATCAGTGCGGCCTCGCGATGGACTCGGCGGGGAGTGTCCCTGTCCACATCATGCGGTGAAGTTCCACGACACGCTGTTTGTCATCGGTCGACGGATCACTCGCGACGACGGCCGGCCATTTACTGAGCAGCAGTTCGGTTGCAGCATCTTCGTAGCGCTTCTCCTGCACCGCCTTCCACAGCGACTTCATGGCGCCGAGCTCATCCGTACCGATCATGACCGCAACGTGGAGCAGGACCGCATGCCGAACCGAATTCAGGTGGTCCATATTGAGGGTGAAGCCCCGCAATTTCTGGATCGCGATGCGAAGGTCGCGCTGCACGATCGTGCCCATTTCCTCACGTGTGAATTTGCGCGTCGAAAGTAGATGGCGGTAGTCGCTGATTAAGCGCAAGGGAACTTCAACGGGAAGTTTACTCAACGGCTCGAATCGACCAATGTGATGACCTGCGAGGCGCATGGCCTCCTCCTCTCGCTCGACGGCTTCAGCGATGAACGGGTCTTCCATAGGTCAGGCCGCTGCAGCAAACGTCTTCGGTGTATTCGCCGGGGCTGCCGGCACAGTGGCAACGTCGCCGACAATCATTCGCAGCGCGCGATCAGCCACACCGGTATCGTCCACCTGGCTGCCGGAGCGCGAGCCGACGATACGTGCCGTCCAGCCTCGGCCGAATGTCTCGTAAGTGGAAAGCCCGCGAATGAAACGCAAGCGCCTCGCGCAGACGGCATCGCTTAGCGACGCGTTGCCATGGCCGCGGCAGAATGAAGCGACTGCGGCGAGTGTCAGTGGCCCGATCGAGCCATCAGCACGAACGTCCAGAACTGCCTGTAGCTCGAGTACCGACCGCCGTACGCCGCTGTTCACAGCAAAGTCGAACATGGCGTAATCGACACCGATAGGCAGCGATCCCGCGCGGATCGCATCCCAATATCGCCAACGGTAAATGGAAGTGAGTTCGCTGTCGCTGATGTGCCTTACGGACTGAACCCCCACCCCGTGCATGGACCGATAGTCATCGTAGACCGCCTGCGTCACACCACGCATGGTGGCCTTGCCAGGGTCGAGTGGATGGTTTGCCCAGCCACCCTCGTAGGCGAGCGTCAGCGGCAGGCACAGCGGGAAACGATCGGGCGTAGTGGAGGCGGTGACCATTCGATGATCGTCACCGCTACCGAGTGCAATTTCTCCCGGAAAGCTTGCACTGCGAGGTGGCTTAAACCGTCAACGTGTAGCTGGGCAAATCCGGTGCCGGCCCGGTTATCCGGCCATCCTGAACATATACGTTGGCGCCCACGCCCACGGTAGCCCCCTGGACAATAAGCGTCCCGCCCTCAGGGGTTACGAGGCTGCTTGTCCCGTCGCCGTTTAAGGCCACTACGCGTGCCACAGTGATCGCTTGCGAAGGGAGTAAGCCGCTAAATTGTTTCCAGACGTCAATTAGCATCGGTCATGTGCCTTTCAAGGGAGACGGTTTGCCATATCTCGAGTCCACCGCCCTCGTCGTCGCTGCGGCGAGCGGAGATAGAGACGCCGACGGCAAGGGCTTGGTACGGGTCGGCCGGGTCAACCACATCGACCAGCATCAACGGGACGTAGAGACCGGTCGATCCGGCGGTAATGGTACCCGCCGGAAACAGCGGTATTTCGACGCTGACGAGGTCCTGCATACCGCGATCGCCCAGGACGTTGCGACCCCGCTCGCGCCCCACATCGGACGTGACAATGAGGCTATCGACGACTTGTGCAGCAAATGTCTCGCCGGCGGCGCCATCTCTTACCACCTTGCAAATGACTCCCTGCTGCTGGCCCATGACGAACACCGCGTCGTACAGCGGCTTGCTCTGCTGTTGTGCGGATTCTGACCCCACCCAGTCAAGCGGGAGCGCGATATCTGAGGTGTCAGCGGACCAGTTCCAGGGACTCGCAGGATATCGTGCACGGATCAAGAGGCCTACACCGTCGGGTGTGGATTGAACCACCGCACCGCGGGCAGCTGCGATCTGGGAGATGACGTCGATGGGCGCCTGGTCCTGATAGCTGAAGACACCCCCCGGCACGACCCAGTCGATGCCGTCCCATTCGATCACGAAGGGAAGCGCGCGATCAGAAACCTCGGCGAGGGCAATCTGCTGCGCCGTCTTTGCCTCGCTGACGGATAGTGACCGCCGCGCTGTGTATGAGTCAGACAGCAACGCCGTTTGGCTACGGCCGCTTACTGATGCGGTGCGCCCGCCGTTGGATACGTGGGCACGCGATGAGTCGCGACCTTCGATTATCGCCACCCACTGATAGCCGTTCATCGTGATCTCGACGGACTTCGGTCCGGTCGCACTCGGCTTCAATAGCGCGACCTGCCCGGGATCGGCCAGATCCATCCTTACCGTCCAGCACCACGAGTCTACCGATGCCTCGACATCGACTGAGTCGACGTTCAATGGAATGCGATCGGGCAGTACCACGACCTCGACGCTGTTCATAACGATATACACCCTCTGCGAATCAGGAATTGGCGGCGGCTCGCTCGTGCTGCCATGTGGAAATTCATACGGTGGCGGCTCGCGCGGGCCCACCTGCGGACCATGACCCCATCGCACCAGGTGCTGTTTGTCAGCAAGTCGAATCACCGCCCATCGTGCGTGGAACGGCGACGGGTCGCGGTATGTGGGCGCCACTGGCGCCCGTGCCGCGATTTTGGCGGCCGGCGTCGTTCCAAGCACCACCGGATCGCCGCTTCGCACATAGCCCGCTGAAAGCACGACCGACAGCGTCGGGACGTAGGGGCTGGCACCGGTGAGCAAGAGTTCATCCGGTCCGTCGTCTTCCTCGAGGATGAAATCGATATGGCCGGCCGGCACAGGCCCGTAGAGCACCCTGCGCTGTAGCAGGAACGCCACGCTATCTCGCGCCCCCTCCCTGAGCGCGAAGACGAGGCGGTCGCCGCGTGGCACGCGTTGGTCGAACGTCGGCTCGACAGGAACGACTACTCCCTTCGTGCCAGGGTCTGAAACTGGCAGCTTCGCCTTCGTCCAGGGGGTGAGACGGGCAACGTCTTTCGGATAGACCCTGTTCCAGCTAAATGATTGGCCGGTCGGTGGGACGGGCGTCGCTGGGAGAAATGGAGAAGCTGCAGCGGCGTCGGCGGGGAGTACCCCACCCCATAACGATGAGACTAGCGTTGCGTGCGCTACAGCTGCCTGCCAGCCACTCCCTGCCCCAGCGTCGGCGCCCGCCACTCGGCCCCACGCAGAGGCCTCTGAGCGCTCAGACGCCACGCCCGGCTGCCAGCGCATCGATAAGCCCCCGTCCTTCCGTGGCGGCGGCGACCAGCCCGTGTCCAGGCGGCGCGCCGTGCGTGCGCGCGCGGACTGGAACGACAGCGAAACAGCGACGTTGACAGTACCCGCAGGCTGCTCGGGTGTCCCGGGATCTTCCCCAACCCGATAAACCACGAAGTCGACATGGCTGATTGCTGGCGACGTATAGCCCGACGATAGTAAAAGATCGGGTACTACCTGCGTCACGCGATGGCCTCGGCGGCGACCTGGTCAATCAATTCCGGTAGATACCCCTGGCCACCGAAACAGGTCACTTCATAGAGGCCTGCTGGCACTACAACGCGAAACGCGCCGTTATCACCAGGCACGCACAGTGCGATCGAGCGGCGGTCCAGTACTCGCCGGATGGCTATGATGGACGCCGGCGCCCCATCGCTCAGTGCGGCGTAGCCCGATACGGCATATCGCTCTGAGATGACAGACAGCCGCTCGGCAAGGGAACCGCGGTCAAAGCCGCTGGGTGCGACCGCGAGCCCAGCCATCGAGACATTGGCAAGCACCTGCAGGCGTGCCTCTGAATCATCCTCGGGGAAGAGGCCGGCGACATCGCCAGTGACGAACAGGCCGTCGGCATACACGGTGGCGTGGCCGTCGCCATCGATCTCAGCACCGAGATGGTGAAACTCGCCGGCACTTCCAACCGGGATGCTCGCCACGACCGAACCGCCGACACGTAGCTTCATACGACCCGAAGCAGCCCACTCGAGCACGAATGAAGAAGCGCCCGATCCCCAGCCAGCGATCACACTACCCTCCAGCAAGCCATCGGGCAGAGTCAGGATGACCTCAATCCGACGCGCCGTCGTGCCTTGCGGAAGACCCCACACCGACCTCCCCGCGGCCCCCGCAGGAAGCGCAATGGCCTGGCTGCTAGAACTTCCCTCCACGAGCGATGACCCCGGGGCGTCAAGTCGCAATTCGGACCAGCCGCGAGCCTCGGCGATGCCGGACGGTGCCCACCCCGACGGCAGATACAGCATCCCCTGACCTTCGATGCGAAAAAGCTCTTCGAGAGCCGACCAGTTCATGCCACGGTTACCAAGTGCGCGCTGGGCCGATAACCATTCGGGCCGATAGCGACCACCACGTAGCTACCAACGAAGATGTTGCTTGAATACGTGCCATCCGCTGCCGGTTTGACCATTGCTACCTGCGCATAGGTCGAGGCGTCGATGAAAACCACTTGTGTCGCTGCCGCACCGGAAGACAGCTTCGCGACGCCTGACACCTCCGCAAGGTTACTGATCAGGACATTGTCGAAGTTCCCGCCGGTCGTGATATTGGCGTCGCCGTGTATCGCGAACCAGCGGCCGGACGGCGTAAACGCCGCCCAGTCCAGACAAAGAATCTCGAGTCCCGTAGTGAAATTGAAGCGGGTGATCCGCATCTCCGCTTGCGAGCCGTTCATACGCGTGCGGACGATGTAGCGGTACCAAACCTGAATAGGAACGGCCTTCTCGCCATTCACAAATTGCGCAAGATAGCCATCCCAAGAAGTCCACGAATTAAGCTTCTCGAGACCCGATGGATACTCAGCGCGCGTGTCCAAGTGCACCAGCGTGCCGACACCCGCATCGGACGCGAACACGGCGAAGTTGACCAGTCCATTGTTTCCCGAAGGTATGCGTACGTCGAAATGCACTTCGGTTTTCCCGACCTCCGCAGCGGGGTACTCAATTCTTGCAAATTCTCCGCCTCGGACGTTAAACGACGGGTCTGAGGACGTGGATAGGTCGACTGTCACGCCAGAAGGCGACGACAACGTCCATCCCGCGAGCGAGCTACCATCGTATAACGTCATGCCGAATCTCCTTCCGCAACCGGTCCATCGGTCACAGGCCGGTAGCCCAGTGGCCCACGTACTGTGACTTCATATGTCCGGCCATCGTTAACGATGGCCGACCATGATCCATCGGCATCAGGTACTGCAGATGCAACGTGCGTGAAGGTTTCCCAATCGCGCACGAGAACGAGCGTCGCCGGGTACCCTGTGTCAAGCAGGGCCTTGCCAGTGAGAATCGCCATCAGTCTGCGTCGCCTCGCATCTGGATACGGAATGAGTCACCAGAGGTGGCGTCGGCCCCAGGGAGCACGGTGCGAGCGATCCACAAGGGCGCATTCGGTCCGATCGTGTTCAGCCGAAGGACGTTGCCCACGCCCCACCCGGCACCCCACCCGTCTTTTCGCAGCGTAAAATAAGGCCTGCTTGTGATCGGGTTGATGGGCGCCGCATCGGTGCCGATGCTGAAAGTACCAATCTGACCTAAGGTCTCGCCGACCACGTTCCCACCGGTGGCACTCGTAAAGATGAAGGCCCACCGTTCACTGATCGCTTCCGCGTTCACGATACTTAGGGGATACAGCGCCCGGTTGTACTGCGCCGTCGTCGGGGAGCCAGAAAGAGCGTCAAGCCATGTGTTTTGCCAGGTGGACTGACTGAAGAAGACGGGGTTTTGCGCTTGCAGGTCGCCGAACAGTAGAGCAGAAGACACCAGTGCGTCGTCCGAATAATTACGGGAGAGCGGCGCCGCCAACGTGAGCCGACCGCTCAGGTCCACGGAGGAAACGAGGACCATGTCCTCGACGGTGACCGTCAGCGTCAGCGGCTGGACCAATCCGGCCAGGGAACTCGCCATGGTCACAACACCGGTGTCCATGTCCACCGACAGGTACTGACCGCCCACGACGTTGCCGTTGGCGTCGAGAAAATCGACCTGCCCGAACGGCGCCCCGGCGACCGTGACGACCTGGCCGGCGGAGACGGCGCTCGGCCATGTGGCAGGCAACCTCTCGTGCACCACGATGACATCACCGTCGCGGAAAATGGGCACCCTGCCAGTGAGCGGCAACCTGACGGGATCGATACCGAGAACGTCGGCGCTCAAGGGCAACGTCGTCTGGACAACGCAATTGAATTTGATCGTCGTCGGATCGACAAGAATGGGCTTCCAGACGTTTGCACCGACAACGTTGCCTGCCGAATACCACGGCTCATTCTCGTTTCCGGCGGCCGGCACATAAGAGCCGAACGACAGCTCTGCCAGGCCCATGTCATTCTCGACCGTGCCACCAATGAAAGTCCCTGTGATAGCGCCATTTGTGGTCGAGGTGGCGGTAACGACCCCGAGCCCATCAGCGCGTACCGCTTGTACGCTGAACGTCGCAGGGCGAAGCGGCGCACCTGGCGTACGGAACGCGACGTAGGACACCGGAAGATCCCCGAAACGGGTCAGCAGGGACTTTAGCGAAACACTACCGCCTGTGCTTGACCCGTAGTTGGTCAGCGCAACCGCACCCGTGGTGTAGTCGATAGAGCCCGCTTCGACCGCAGCACCGGTCTTCGTATCCAGGTCACGGAACACCTTGCCTTGCCGATCAATGTACGTCTTTCCGCCCCACGTGAACCAGACAGATCCGGGCTGAATCGGGTCCACTACGTTGCGCGTGAGAATGAACGACACACCAGGAAAGGTCGTCGACTCCTCTGCCGCGGCTTCGGTCGCGGTGTTTCGCTGCGAGCTAAACTGGACGATGGGCGACGGCACGAAAGTTGCTGCACCGGCAACCACCTGCCAGTCTCCCAGCACGACTTTCTTTGAAACCAGCGTCGACTTGATGGTGAATTCACGCCTCGCGATCGTTCCCGGCTCGATATCAACCTGACCCGTCGTGTAGTTCACGGTGCCCGCGTTCACGGCAATGACTGTGGGGATCAGCGCGGGATCGTCGATATCCTCGAACTTCAGGCCAGGCGTCTTAGGCGCCAGTTCGTAGGCGGTGACAATGTTGCCGAGACCATCATCCTTGAAATACAACTTCTCGCTCAGATCGCCAGAAAAGCCCGCGATGGTGCCGGAGAACATGCCAGGCTTCATTGGCAGCGCATTCGCCGGGACGTTGAACGTGAGATGCCCGGCCGCATAGGCGCCCGTGACATTTCCCTGCTGCCCGTCCGTCTGTACGAAGGACGCGTCGATCTTGGAGTTCGCGTCAGGGAAAGCGTTCCCGTTGGGCTTCAGAACGACCAGCCCGGTGAGATAGATGACCGTGCCCGTGGCGTCGCCAGTGATCTTCCCCGAAGCATCGGCGGCCGCGGTCTTCGCCAGCCCACCGCTTAGCCAGGTCAGCGCGAGGGAGCCGGCCTTGATGGGGAAGCTGTTCAATTGAAACGTCACCGTGGGATTGTCGACGGCGAGATCGCCTGCATGCTGCTGGTAGCTCGTCGGGTCGCCCCAGGCATAAACGATCTTGCTGCCCACGTCCGGTACCGCGCCCAGCGTAAGGGTGACGTTGCCTGATTGATAATCGATCGTCCCGCCGCCTTCTGCACTGGAAGACCCGACCATCGACCCGTTGCCCAGCGTGTCGCGCAACGTGTACCACTTGCCCAGATAGCGGAAATCAACCGTAAGGGTGCCGACTGCCGGTACCGTCGGTAGCGTCGTCACGTACACAGTGCCCTGATTTGGCAGGGTCACGTCAATGGCGACGGTATGAGAGGCACCGCTGACCGCCGCCGCCGGCGTGTAGGTGCCGCCGTTCAGGTTCGTGCCGTCAAAACGACCGGCTTCATAGTCCACCGTGCCGACAGCGATTGAGTTTACGAGAAGATCGCCGCCCAAGTCGGTAGCTGATCCCGCCGGTACCGAGGCCGCGACACTCCCCGGCAGGACGCTGCGCCACTGGTAACGCGGTGCCGAGCCGCTTTCCAGCGGCTGAGAAGTCCCCGCCGCGATGTAGCTGAGCGACAAGCCAGGCGATGCGCCTGCAATTGCCGTTTCTCGGGTTGTCGCAGGCACCAGCTGGGCCGTGATACTCACAACGGTCAGCTCGAGAGCGTCTTTTGGCGCCGCAAGAGCCATGCGGCTGACGCCGTAGTAGGTGCTCGCATCAGCGACGGTAGTAAGCCGTACACGGGTCGGAGGCACGATGTTGGTCAGCCGGTCGGCTTCGGCGCCGATGTACGTTTGCCGGAGCGCGTTGGTGAGTGTCAGCGTGACGACCTTGCGCACGTAGTCGCCGCTGCTGTCGGTGAAGGTCCGGCTCTCGAACGCTACATCGCTGATGCGGACGTACTGCGCCGCAGCGACCGCGCCGCCAGATTCCACAGACAGAACTATCACATCGCCCACCTCGGGCAGTGGCGTTTCCACGCGCCCGAGGAGTGTGATCGCCTTTGCGCCCTTGGGCTGCGTGCCAAACAGGAAATACGCCGATAACGGCCCCACGGTGACGTAGGACTCGATACGGTCCTGAGCGTTCGACCTGACATCCGTCACGCTGTCCGTCGTGAAGATGGTGACCGCTAGCCGGGGATCATTGGGCGGGTCGGTGACGATGACATGCGACCCCAGGTAGGTGTCTGTATCGTCGCTCGCCACCGCCATGTAAGCCTTCCGCAAGGACAGACGCCCATACGTTCGATCCAGGCGACTGATATCCGGAAAGAGGTTGTTCAGCACGCCGCTCTCGATGACCTGACCGGTCATGCGGCCGCCGCCATCGTCTGTGTCTGCAAGGCGCTCAGAGGCGCGGAGTTTGATATCGCTGATCTGGATCGACATGCATTACACCGTTTCGAGTCGGATGACGGGGATGTATTGGAGGAGGTCACGCTGGGAAGCACTGGACGTCGCACGGTGCTCCACCGGCTCGGCCTCAATGGCTGTGTCCTCAATGCGAAACCGAACGGTAAAGGTGCGACCGTCCGGGAACACGAGGTTGCGATAGGTTTCCGCATCGGCTGCCATCGTTCGCAGCTGCTCGACCATGGCGTAGGTGATCCACGCGAAGTCGGTACCGGCCTCAAGCGTGATTGGCCGACCAGCCTGCAACAGGCCAACCTGGATGACCTTTGCGCCGGTGAGCGTGCGCTTCGTCGCTGCACCGACAGGAAGCCACTTGTGTTCATCCGACCAGAGAAGGTCGGGAGGGAGTTCGAGCGTGCCGAGCGTAATCTGGTCCATGGGTTACCTGTTCGAAGACGCGCGGCGTACGGAAAGCTGGCGAACAACCGCGGGAACGATCATGTTCGCGATCTTCTGAAGATCGATCGGAGTCATGGCCACCGGCGTGCCGCTGGTCTGCGCATTGGTGAGGGTGAGGTCGAGTGCCACCCGGTTCGATGCCGCAGGCTCGGTAGCTGCAGCCGGCGCACCCTTGGCGTCGTTGGCCCATGCATCTTCCCGTGCACGGTTCGCGTCCGCGATCGCCTGCGCATCGGCGCCGGACGCATTGAGCTGGTCTGCCTTCTTCTTTGCCGCAGCTTCCTTTGCTGCCTTTTGGTTGTCTTCGAGGGTCTTCTCGGCTTGCGCCTCCGCGCGGAGCTGATCATCCGTGAGGTACTTGAATCGGCCTCGCAACGCCTCGACGCGCTGCGCCATGTCGTCGAACCTCGCATTGGCTTTATCGAGCACAGCCATGCGGGCGTTGAAATCGTTCAACTGCGCCGTTGCTTGTCCCATCACGCTGTTCCACATCTTCCGCCAGATATCTGGCGTGGCGGCATACTCGTTCAGGGCCGCAAGGTCCTTGATGAGAGCCTCGGATAGGCTGCCTAGGGAATACGAGAGGCTTTCGGTTTCTTTCGCGTGGCGTTTGCTGGCCGCAGCCGATTCGTCCGCAGCCTTGCTGTAGTGCGTTTCGCTGTCTGCTGCGTCATCGGATGACTGGCTCGCCCGGTCGGTGGCATCCGCCGCACGGTGCGTTGCGCCCGCCGTGCCATCGAGCGCCGCCTGCGCGTGCCCCGCGCCGCGAGCAACGCGGTCGCCGGCGTCGATGCCAGAGTCGCCCATGCGATTGAGGCCGTCGGTGACATTGAGAATGGCTGCCTGCGTATTCAGGGCCGCCTGTACCGTCGCCTTCTCCCACGGCTCCGAGTTGGCCGCCGCATCCAGCTGCGCACGCGCCATGGCCTCGTAGGCCGCACGGACATCGTCGACGGACGCTTCGCCATTCCGCTGAGCCTCCACGATGTTGGCAAAGGCGGATCGTGCAGCCGCCGCGGCATCGTCGAGCGAGCGTTTCGACTGGATACCAAGGGCGGCAAACGAATCCGTCAGCGGATCCACTGCGGTCTTCAGCTGCCGAAGACGATTCTGTACGGCTACCGCCGCCCGCTCGGTCGACTCGAACCCTACCCTGCCACGGTCACCAGCGGTGTACAGGGCGTCGCCGATGCTCTTCGCCTCATCGGCCGTCGTGGCATTGGCGAGCGCCTTATTGAAGGCGGCTTCAATCGTCGATGCACTTGCCGACGCGTTCTCGGCCACCGTCTCGAACGCCGCGATGTTCTGACGTGACGCATCGGTGCTCGCAAGACCCCAGCGGTCGGCAGCAACGCCCAGCCGATCCAGGGCCACCTCGAGCACGGTCTGCGTGACAGATGCCGCCTGGGTCGCCGACACCTGGTAGGCATTGAACGCCGCCGTAGATGCCGACTGGAACCGCAGCAGGTCCGATGAACTCAGCTCATTCAGGCTCGACTTCAGCCCGGTGCGGACCGCGATGTCGGCGCGCTGCGATTCGTCGGCAGCGGCAGCCAGCGCCAGGGCGAGGTCGCCCACTTGCGTCACGCTGTCGGCCTGGAAGCTGGCGAAGAGAGCCTGCACGCGGGTCCCAGCCGTCGTTGCGTCGGCGCCGATACCGGCCAATGATGCACGGAGCTCCTCCGCACCCACACTCAAGTGGTCTTTCAGCGCCTCGGACGCGAGACGCGCACCCTCCGCCAGCGCGGCGGTACCGGCGTTGGCTGCCTGATAGGCGGCCTGTGTCTGCCCAAGCTCCTCGGAAACGTCCCGGCCGACGGCCTGTAGCCGAATCTGCTCTGCCTGCTTCGCTTTCAAATAGGCTTGAACGCCTTCCAGCCGCGTCTGGTATGCCGCCCGCTCCTGATCGCTAAGGGCCGCAACCTGTTTTGCGGTCAGAATCTGCGTGTCGGCGTACTGAATGTATTGCTGCTGCACGACACGATAGGTGTCGGCCTGGCGTTCCATCTCATCTCGCACGCGCTTCTGCACGGCCTCGAGGCTCTTCGCCGCCGCGCTGTGCTTACCGGCAAGCGTCCCGATGTAATTTCCCGCCTGCACGAGCAGCTCGAAGCCCGTGACGGCGATGGCGACCTGCAACGATGCAGGAAGCGACCGCAGTATCTTCGTCAGGATGGTGGCCTTGGACGCCACGCCGCCGATGGCGGTTTGCGAGCCGATGGCGCTGGCCGCCAACTGGCCGAAGCGCGCCACCCCGATGCCAATCTCACCCACGATGGAGCCGATCTTGAAAGCCGCGTAGGCCTTACCGACAGCGACGACGGCGGCCGCATGGTCGAGCAGGAACCCGGCCGTCCCTTTCACGGCCTGCGCCACGCCCACGATGGCGTCGGAAATGCGCTTGGCATAGTCGGCCAACCTACCGTCAGACGACATCTGCCGGATCGTATTGTTGAGCGCCTTCAGCTGGTCCCGGAAGTAGTTGAGAACACCGCTTTTGGCGATCGTGTCCTGGAACTGCTGGATATTATCCTTCGCAACGGTGAACTGGCCGCCGGCGGATTCGACCTGGGCCGCCGCCGCGCCCAGGGCATCCTTTCCCATCTGCGCAACGAACTTCTGCAGCACGTCGCTGCCGAGCTTCCCCGCAGCGCCCAGCTTCTGTAGCTCGCCGGCGGTCTTGCCCGTGACTTCGCCCAGCAGCTGATACACAGGCACCCCCGCCTCGACCAGCTGCATCATCTCCTCGCCCTGCAGCTTGCCCTTGGCAAACGCCTGGCCTAGGGCCAGCGTGATGCGCTCGAGGCGCTCTGTCTCACCGCCAAGCTTCGCGTTCTGGTCCACGATGGCACGCAGCGACCCATTGGTGGGATCAATGCCGAAGTTTTTCAGGGTGATGAATGACTTCATCACGTCCTGCAGCTGCAAAGGCGTCGTCTTCGTGAACGCCTTCACCCAGTCAAACGCCTGCTGTCCCCTTTCTTGCGTGCCATACAGGCTGGTCAGCTGCTTCTCGAACTTCTGAAACTCATCACCCGTCGACAGAATCGACTTGATGCCGCCGAGCAGAGCATCGAAGGAAAAGTACACGAGCAGACCCGCAAGCGCCCCCTTCAGGCGGTCAACGAAGCCCGTGGTGCGCTCGAGCCCTTCCGTGGTCTCGGCGGTCGCTGACTTGGCATGCTCGGCAGCATCATCCTGCGCACGCGCAACGCGGCGCCATCCGGCCTCGTTCGCCCGCTGCTCATTCTCGCGTCGCTTGGCAGCAGCCGTCGCCACGCGGTCCACTTCGGCTTGCGCGGACTTCTCTCCCTGAAGCCGCGTGACCATGTCCCGCAGGCTCGTTGCCGTACGCTCGCTTGCCGCGGCGAGATCGCGCTGTGTCGCGGTCGCGCTCCTCGTGCTGACGCCGGCCGCATCCAGGGTGGCCTTGACCTGGCGAAGCGTCACCAGCTCCCGCTGCTGATCGGCGACGAGGTCCTTCAGCTGGTTACGAGCCTGGCTAAGCGCTCGGACCTGCTTCTGCGTCGGGGCGTCGGCCGCGTCGACCTCCGTCGCAAGTTGCTGAACCCTTGCCGTGGTCTCCGTGATCTGCCGCTGGTAGTCAACGAGAGACTTGCCGACAGCACGGTAGGTATCGGCAGCCTGGGCTGCCTTCTCTTTCGACGACACGGCGTCCAGCACCGCCGCCGCCTCTGCACGCGTCTCCTCGGACACGTCCCCCAGCTTCGTCATCAGCTGGGCGGCTTCCTTGATGGCCTCGGGGTTACCCGTCTCGAACGCGAGCCGGATGACCTCTTCGAATCGGGCGTCAGTCACGGGCGAGCTCCAGGCGAATCTGGCGGGCGAGTTCGGTCACGTAGAAAGACTCCAGCTGGCTGACAACGCGGCCACGGATGCGGTTCGCGGGGCTACCTGCGTCGGACGACACCGCGAGCATGTCGAAGACGCTCGGCCCATAAAGGCGACGGACCGGGGCGCGGTCGGGCCGCTTGCCGCCGGCTCCACGCTCGCGAACGAAGATGGCGCGCTGACCGCGCGCTGTAGCGATGAATGCGCTGTTGTAGGTGCGCCGCGCACCGAGAAGAATCGACGCTGTCGCACCTGGCGTGGAACGCCCGCCCCACGTGCCATCGAAGGCGATCAGTGGCAGACGGCGCTTGCTCGCACGAAGGACAATGGATCCACCGTCAGCCTTCGTCGAATCCAGCTGCATGGTCTTGCCCAACGCCGACGACTTCACGTTGTAGACGGAGCGGATCTCGCGCTTGCTCAGCGGCTGCACACGCCGGGCAGTGCTGACCTGGGCCCGCCCGGAAGCCGTCGAGTAACGTGCAACACGCTCCGCAACGCGGCGCCCCAAGGCGTTGGACCCGGTCGGCGCTTTGCCGTTGACGGTGAGCTTTGCTGCCTGGGAGCGGAATCGGGTGGCCATGTGGTTCTCGGCAGCCAAAGAAAGAGGGGCCGCCGGACAGATGCCCGGCGGCCGGGTGTTACAGGTAATCGACCGTGAAAGGCGGCTTGCCATCCACCGACTTGATGGGACCGCCGAAGGTGGCTACCGCGAAGCTGTCGGCGAGGAAGTCGACCTCGCTGCTCGGATAAAGGGCTGCTTCGGGAATGTTGACGTAGATGAACTTGCCCGTTGCCAGATTCTTCATCTTTCCGTAGATACGAGCACGCAGCGTCGGCTTCGTACCCGGGGTTACGCGTACACCGGTCTGTGCCGGTGCGCTGAACGTCACTTCCACACTGTCGCCAGCGGCCCCGCCGACGACCTTCATGATCATGCCGCCCTCGGCATCCAGCTTGTAATCCTTGTCGAGGACGAGCCCAGCACCTTCCTCACCCTCGTCGTCGAGCGCCTTCACTGCGACGTCCGTGAGGTTGTAGGCGCCTTCCGAAATCGGGAACCAGGTGCCGGCGGCAGCGAAGGCCACCGTTGCTTTTACCGCGGTCTGTGCCGCCCGCGTGATCTGCGTCACCTCGCCGCGGAACGACATGCCTGCGATATCGGCATCATGCTCATCGACACCGATCGTCAGCACCGATGCGCCGGGCGTGTAGACAGTGTCCAGCGCCTGACCGAAGCTTTCGATTTGCTTCGAAACACGCGTCTTCTCGTTGTTATCGCCGTTGGCAATCTGCAACTGCACAGTGTTTTTAACGGGCATGAAGCCCTTCGAGCTGCCATCCTCGTTCAGGATGGCGATCTGGACGTTGCCTGCGCAAATAAGGCCAGCCATGGTGTTCTCCGAATGAATTAAGCGGGGGCGTTGGTGTATTCGAAGCAGGTGCCCCGCAAAGTCACACCCACCACGCTGTAAGGGACATCGTCGGGCGGGCGATCGATCTGCGCCTCAACGATCTCGAGGGTTTGAAGGTTGCCGACCTGCTCACGCACCGCCGTCGGAATTGCGCTGACCAGGTCTTCCAACAAGGCAACACTGGTGGCCTCCGCGGTCGCAAGCTTCGTCGGCACCCGCGCTTCAGCACGCAGGTCAAACTGCCAATCGCGACGCGAGGCGCTCTTGCCGACACGCGCCAGATCGGTGAGAAAGACACCGACGATCAGCTTTTTGTCATCCCCGTTGCCGGACATCCGCTCCGTCACTACATTCGCGCCGGCCTCCGTAAGGAAGCCGTTATCGACGCTGATCCGCTTCAGCTGGTCGACGACGAAGGTGATGTATACCGACAGACCGATCATGGTGCGGATACCCAGACACGGATGATATGGCCGTCGTCCGTGTCTTTTCGATCCACCGACCAGCTGCCATCGCCGAAGACAATCAAGTCACCCTGCTGTGGCCGCGGAACTTCGGCTTTCAGGAGATCGACAGCCGGGCGCGAGGCCACTGTGACGCCGTAATCTCCCACCTCGGCCGCGCTCTCATCGAGCGCCGCAAGAATCGGGAACGCAGGCGTTCCATCGGCGGGCACGTAGCGCGCCGACTCCCCAGTGCGCTCGAGGAGCCGGCGTGCTGCACCATCGAATCGGTGGCGGAGCGACCCTGGCATGACGAGGTCCGTCACGGACAGTCCTTACGCCGCGACCAACTTGCCAGCGCCCGGGCACAGACGTACCCGCACAGTGGTATCGCCGGCGGCGGCGGGAAGGACCGCGACAGCACCGCCGCCAAGATCGCCCGCGACGCCGGTCCCGCCGATCAGCGCCTTGTCGGCGACACTCCAGGTGACGGGCTGACCGGCGCTAATCGCGCCACCGGCTTTCTTCGGCAGGTCGAACACACCCTCGACGGAGATGGCACCGACTTCACCGGTGGGGATGTCGCTGACTGCGACGGCGAGAAGGACACCGAAGGCAACGACGTCATTGCTGAAAATGTCGGCGGTAGCGGTGAAATCGAGCAGCTCTCCGCGCTGTACGTACTTGGTGGTCATGCGATGTCTCCAGATCGAAAGGTTTTCAGTGGGTCGAGCGATGGGAACGGGGCGGCTTAGCCGCCCGCGTTCTTAGCCAGGCCCCGGTAGTCGGTCGGCGCGACGCCCGCGTCGATGCGGACCTTGAACTCGGTACCGTCGACGCTCCAGCCGTCCTTCTGATCGAGGAACGGCTGCTGCACGCCGTCGAGATACGCCACTTCGATTGTGTCGTTCTGGATCGCATCGGCGGCCGCATACCAGGCCTTCTTGCTGGCCGCATCCAGACGCGAATCCGCGATCACTTCGAACTGATCCCGCATGACATTCGCCTGCGTGGAGTTGTCCGATCCGCCAACCTTGGTCACGTTGGAACGGACAAGGTTTGCCTGGCTCTTCAGGGCGATCGGCACCAGAAGGTATTTCAGCGGGATCGTGACGGGCCGGCCGTCGACCTTCTGCGTGCCCATCAGCGTAGATATTTCATCGACCGAATCGGTCGTGATACCGCCGCCCGGGGTGATCAGGTTGGCGTGATCCGCGCCGAACAGGTTCTTACCGTCCGCCATTCTCGGGTTGTTGGTGAGGACGGCGAATACCAGGTCGCCGATCGTGCGTTTCGCTGCACGACCCATCTTCGCCGGCACGTCGGTGAAAGCGCCCAGGTCATCATTGATGATGGCCTGGCGACTGATGGCGAACAGCGAGCCGTACGTGGCGAGGATGATCGAGTTGCCTTGGGCACCGAACTTGCCGTACTTGTATTCGCCCCCCTCGGCAACCTTGCCCAGGCTTGAGAAGTGGCCCAAGCCGGTGCGGCTGGACTCGCGGAAATCGGTCAGCGTGCCCGGACGCGTGAACAACGGGAACGTCTCTTCCGCCTCGTCATATCCGCGGAGCAACGCTGCTCGCGACGTATTGGTGAGCAGCGCGGGAAAGTCGGAGGTCGTGGTAAACGCCGCGGCGACGATCTCGCGAACGTCCATGCCGGCCGTGCTACGACCGTTGCGCTCGACGGCGGCACGCGCGATCTCGCGCATGGTCATGCCACGAAGCGGATTCTGGCCGTCGGCCTTCGCCATATTGACGCGCGCCAGAATGGCATTCTCTCCAGCAGCGCGGAACTTGTCGCTTTCGTCCGGGCCGTTCTCGATACGCACATTACCGACAGGCTTCGCAGCCGCGCCGATCAGATCCAGCACCCGGGCACGGACGCTGTCGACCGTATGGGAAGGATCGCACAGCGCATCGGTGAGGATGGCCTGCACACCGTCCCGCGCCATGTGCGGCTCGAGGGCCGCACGAATGTCAGCATTGCGCTGACGGATCTGCGCGAGAACAGTCTCCGCAGTATTCGAGCCTGCCGGCGGGGCGGGATTGCCACCACCGCCAAGGTCGCCACCATCAGCGCCCGCCGGGGCGCGGAACAGCGCGGCGTAGAGGTTGCGTCGCTTCATATCGGTATCTCCGGAATCGGCCGACACGGCCGTCGTTAAGGCGCCCAAGAGGGCTTGCTGACCTTCGGGCGTCCCGAGGGCTTGTTCGAGGTGCCCGAGGTCGAAGCCTGCGGGCACGCGCATGCGCGGTTTCGGTGTATCGGGGAGCGCAAGCGGTTGCTGCCGCACGGCGGCAAGCGCCGCCTGGCGAATGTGCGCGGGGGCGGAATCGGTGAAGCGCGCCACGCCCGCAGCGCGGGCGGCGCCCTGTGCGGCGGCGTCCCCGTCTTCGCTCTGGCGAACGTCTTCAATGAGCGCATCGGCGAAGCCCGCGTCGACTGCCTGCTCACCGGTGTAATAGTGATCCTGACCGTCGGCGAGGAGCGTCTGCATCTCTGCTTTCGGATGGCCCGACTTCCTGGCGTACGCGTTCGCCATGGCATCCGCGTACTTGTCCAGGACGTCCGCCATCGAACGCATATCGTTGGCGTTGCCCGAAGCCGCGCCCCAGGGTGCATGGATCATCAGGACGGCCGTGGCGGGCATCTTGATCGTGTCGCAGGCCATCAGGATCAGGCTGCCGCTCGACATCGCGACGCCATCCACCGTGCCCTCCTTTCGGGCTGGATGCCTCCGGAGGGCGTTGTAGATCGCCAGGCCGTCGCTCACGCTGCCACCGTAGCTGTTCATGCGCACGTTGATCTGCGTCACCGACGCGTCCAGCGCCTGCAGCTGCTGCACGACGCTCAACGCTGTGATCGAATCGCCCCACCAGCTTTCACCGATATCGCCATAGACGATCAGCTCGTACTCGGTCGTCAGCGCGACCGGCCGTAGCATCATGACCGGACGGATAGGGTCGGCCCCGCCATCGGCAGCTGCCATGGCAAGCGCGAGACGCGTGCGAGAGAATTTCATTATTTGTTCTCCGGGGAATTCGTGGGCGCGGCAGCAGGACCGAGGCCAGCAGCGCGCAGGTCTTCCTGCCACTTGCTCTGGCTGCGCAGGGTCTCTGCGGGATTTCGGCCTTGCTTACGGAGCACTTCAGGGCCGCTGATGTAGCGCCGGTCTTCCGCCGTCGCGTAGGCCGTCACTTCTTTCAGGGGGTCGATCCATGGCATGGACGGCGGCACGTACACGGCTTGGGACAGGCCTTCCATCGTCATGTTTCGTGGCATGCGCACGACGCCGCTGAGGACGGCCATTTCGCAGAATTTCTTGTACGTTTCGCGGGTGTGCTGATCGATGAACGCCTTGCTGAGCGCGTCATAGGCGCCCCACTGCTCGACGAGCTCCTGCCGCTGCGCGCTGTAGGTGCCGTTGTAGTTCTTGCCGGCCGAGCTCGCGCTGACGTTCGTTCCGGATGAGATCGCCCTGATCTGACCGTCACGCCAGGTGGCCGCATTCGGGTTCGGACGATTGGAGTCGATGGTACCGATGTCCTCGCCCGGACGTAGGTCGTCAAACACAATGCCCGGCTGGAAGAACAGTTCGCGCTTTTCGCCTGCCGCGCCATCCACAGGGAAATCGGCACCCTCGCCCTTCTTAATGAACGCGGCCATCGACGCGGCGATCCGCGCAGCAATGCGCTCGCTCTCTTCGTAGTCCTTGAGGTCGTCGAGCCGGGTGAGAACGCTGGCGAAGATGCTCACCCCGCGCCGCTGCCCTATGCGATCGATCAGCTTGATGTGACCAACGATGTCGGTGTCCAGGAACTTCAGTTCCGGCATGGGGGAATAAGGCTCGCCGGGATGCTGCTTGTACATGGCGTAGCGCTGCGGCCGCCCCCATGCGCTGCACTGCACGCCGCCCAGCACGTTGTTCGCGGGATCGTTGTAATCTACGGGGCACATGTCCGACTCGAGAAGCTCGAGCGAAAACGGCACCGGCGACCAGTGCGTCAGGCCTGGGACGTTGCCAGCGACGTACTGCCAGAAGCAGTCGCCGTCCCGAAGCCAGCTGCGGCATACAAGCGCTTCGCTGCGACCCCTGTTGAGTTCACCCGTCACCTCGGGCTGCTCGCTCCAACGCTCATAGGCTTCGCTCAGCTGCGTCGCCAGGTCGTTATCCACGTTGCCGTTACGGTCGCGCGGCTGCGGCTCAACGCCGATGCCGTTCGCGCCGACAATGTTGCGGACAAGGATGTCGAGGATGCCGCGACTGATATCGTGATTGCGGTCAAGCTGACGAGCCATGTCGCGGAGCGCCGCCTGACTCGGATTCACCGCCGCATTGCCGTTGCCTTTGTCGCGTGTCCGTTTCCGAAGGCGACCGGGCTCAGCGGCTTCGTATGCGGCCCCGTAAGCGAGGGCGCGAAGGCGTGCAGCTGTACGCTTGGCTCCCCAGACGGGGGCCACCGACATGATCACGCGATCGATGAGGGGCGCTTTCAGGTCGCTCATCGGTCGCGACTCCAGCCGTGCCGCTCGCGACCTTCGCCGCCCGACGGAGTACCAGAGAAGTTGGCGAGCGCCATACCGTTGCCACCACGCGCTTCGGCGTTGCAGCGGCGCTCCCACTCCGCCCGGCCTTTTCGGACCTCGTCGAGGTCGGCCATGGTGAGACGACGCCCGCCGAAGTCGATGCTCTGACCCTCAAGGATCGCGAGCTCGGCGGCGAGATATCGGTCGCGCATGATGGTGGCATTGGACATGCCACCACGATCACGGATTCAGCGTGCAATGTTTCCCGGAAACCCTGCACGCTCAGGCGACGTAGTGACCGTGCGCCTGCATGAGGTTGTAAAACGTACGCCGGCTGATGCTGTACCGGATGCAGATGGCGCGTATATCGTCCCCCCTTCGCCGCGCCGCAATGATGTCAGCCACCGGGTGGGACCGGCCAGGTCGCGGGATGTAGACCTCGTCGCCGCCGTACTGTTGCTGCAGGTGCCTGACGATAGGCGCCACGTATTGCAATGCCTCTTCATGAGGAATACCCCGTGCCTCCGCCAGCGCCACCGTCAGTTCGTCCAGCAGGGCCTTGGCGGGTTCGATGGCGTCGACGTCGGGTGCGCCGTGCACGCATGCAGCTAACCTCGGGTTATTCATCGGCGGCTCGTCCAGTCGGAGGATGCGAAAGGATTACGTGCTGGTGTCGCCGGCGCACGCGGCGGAGACGGCTGTGGGGCGGCGGCCACTGGCGTTGGCGCCTCAGTGGCCTCCACCGCCGCCGGCGGCGGTGCAGTGGCAGCCACCGACCACAGGTCGGCTGTACCTGGCTCGACCCTCGCCTCGAGCGCCATCCAGTCAGCATCTCGCATCACATGCAGGCGCACGGTCGGCGAACACGCCATGGCATAGGCACCCACAAGGATGTCCAGGACCTCGTTGCGCTTACTCTTGGGGCAGATCCATCGGTTGATGGTCAGGTCGAGGCGCTCGGCGGTGAGCTGCTCATAAAACACCTCGTCGTGGTCGGCCGGGAAGTTGAATCGGCGTTGCTCCACCGCGAGCTCGCCGTCCTTGATCAGGCGACGCATCAGCGTGGTCTTGATCGCATGCACGCCGAGGTTGTAGCGACGGATTCCCTTTCGGTCGGCTTGGCCGCGCGTGTTTCCGTCGTCTTTCGCGGGGCGCGAGATAACGGGCGCATCCTGTTTGCTCATGCCCTTCGTCGCGACGAAACCCTTACCTTGGCGAGGACGCACGAAGTTGTACACGTCGTTCTTCCAGTTGCCGCTGTCGACACCGATCAGCCTCACGGTGACAGGCACACCGAAGCTGTTGATGATGGGTTGCGCGAAGTAGTCCTCGACCTGCTGCCAATCCTGCTTGCGCGTCGGATCGCCAGGCAGCTCCACCCAGTCGATCGCCCAGCAGCGATCGCCACTCCCCCAGCCCCAGACACCGCAGGAGAAGCGATTCGCCTGCACGTCCACGAAGCCGGTCAGAATCAGACACCCAGGCGGAAGCATCCGCCGCTTCCACCCGCCGGCGCGCTCGGCAATTTCCTTGGCTACCGCCTGTTCGCTTGCGCCCTGGTAGGCACGCCCGAGAATCGTGTTGACGAAGGCGACCTCTTTTTCGGGATGGTCTTTCACGTCCCGGCGCATTTGCGCGATCTCGACCCAGGTGTAGCCAAGGCCTGGCGCGGCATAGGCGGCCCACAGACGGTAGCTCCGCGCCTGCCGCTCAGGATGCTTGGCGATCCATTCGGCCAGCCCGTCCTCGCTGTGCCCCCGTTCGCGCAGCATCCAGGCCTTGTGACTCTCATCGATCAGCTCGCCGCAGTGGATGCACAGAAACTGGCCATCGTCAGTGAGCTGTTCCGGAACGAGCTCTTGCAGCTGCTGACAGTACGGACATGGCACGTGGTAGCAGGCTTGGTGACCGCGTTCGTAGTCGGCACTGATGGGGCATGCGTCCTCGATCGTTGGGGACGACACGCGAGCGATTTTCTTGCGGCGGGTGTAGCTCGAGGTGCGGCGCTCGGCCTGCTCCTGCGCGGTACCCTGGTCGTCAAGGTCGAGCGGATATTTCCCTGACTCATCGAGAATCAGATATCGCACGGGCATGGACGCCAGCGAGTTCGCGCTGTTGGCGCCGGACAGCACCATGAACCCAGCCATGAATTTCTTCGTCAGGGTGCTGTTGCCGCCGTCTCGCCGGCGCTGGGCGCCGAGCTTGCGACGAACTGAGGCCATGAGGTCGAACGCGGGCTGCAGGCGCTGGCTACTGAACTTGCGGGCGATGTCCAGGGTGGGCAGGACATACATCAACGGACCCGGCGCGTGCTCGATCACGTAGGAGAGGAGGTTAATGCACACCTCCGTCCCGCCCACCTGCGTGGACTTCAGGAAGCTCACCTCCGTGTACGGCGAATGCACTGACAGGTCATCCATGATCTGGCGAAGGTAAGGCGTACGACTGGTGCGCCATTTGCCGTATTCCTTGGCACCCTCCTGCGGCAGCACTCGATGCTCGTCCGCCCACTGGCTCAGCGTGAGGATCGGGGGCGGCGTGAAACCGCGCTTCCACGCGGCCGCAGCAACGAACCCGCCATCGGCCAGGGTCACGTCGTGGGGAATCGCTAGCGCGGCATTCATGCGGCGTCAGCCTGCTCATCTTCCAGCGCGAGCAGCTGGTCGACGCGCGTCATAGCCTCGCACGCGGCGCGCAACTCACCTTCGAGCAGCTTCTCGCACTGCGCCACATCCGTCTCGACGGCAAGCTGGCCGCCCAGTCGTTCGGGGATGGCGAGCATCTTGTCCATAGCCATGCGCGCTAGCGCGAAGACAAGGCGCTCGACATCGTCACGACGCACCAGTGCGCCCGCTAGTTCAGCGAGCTCGAGCTCCGCGATGCGGGCCTTGGCAAGCCGCTCGCGCGTGGCGGCGGTGCGGTAGCCTGCGTCCTGCTCAAGGCCGGCCTTGCCGGAGGCCCGCGAAGCGCTCGCCGCGCCAGCCTGCGGTTCGGCCGCCCCGGCGTCAGCTGGGCTCGCGCCAGCCGTGCGGTCGCCGCCACGAGCTGGGTCCGCAGTGTTTGCGACCAGGCGATCGGTCGCCTCGACGTTGACCATTCCCGACGCCGTGAACACCATGCGGCCTTGGCGCTTGAGCTTGCTTACGTAGGATTCGGACACGCCGCGCGCCAGGGCGTACTGCTTCTGCGTCATCTCAGACATGCAGCACCTTCCCGTCACGACTGAACCGCCCGGGTGAACTCAGGCGGGTGGCGATGAACCAAAGTTCAGTGAGTGAATGTGGAGCAAGATCGCGCGCCGGGAACCCGCAATGGGCCAAGGTCGGGGAGGACCCTTTCGAATCTGAACGGATTGTTAATTCCTCGTGAATTCCATTCAGGTTCGGGCGGTGGCCCAACCGGCCCAACCCCTCGCGCGACAGGTTGGGACACACGATCCCTTGCCCCCCAACGTCTAAGAGGTTGGGCCG